CGCTCCAGTGGATGCGTTTATAAAATCTACTATTGGTATCGCAACAAAGTTAGTTCCTGTAATATTTATTGTTGTTGCTGTAGCTGGTGCTATTGTTTGTGATACATCTGCTACTGTTGGTACTGTAGGTTGAGGTACTTCTGCAAAAGATAAGTTACCTGAACCATCTGTTTTTAAAAAGTAATCGTTAGTAATACTTGATGGTAAAGTTAATGTATAAGATTGTGCAGCAGAATGAGGTGGTGCTTTAATTTTTACACCATGAGTATTAACATGACAGTTTAATTGAATGTAACCATCATTAGATGATCCATCACCTTTTGCTGTTAGTCCACCATAAGCTGCTGTAATAGTAGCATCTGTTAATGTTTTAGTTGCCATTGTAGTTGGTAGGCGATCATCTGATAATGTGCCTGAGGTAATAGATGAAGCTGCAATCGCTGCAACATTAAATGTTCCAAAGCCTACTAAATCAAGAATATCACCAGCAGTTGCACCTGATGCTAGAACTACTGATGTACCTGATGTTACAGTAACGTCAGTACCATTGACTAATTTTACCCCATTTAAATATACATCTATGAACCCTGCATCATAAGCAAGTGTATTTCCATTATCATCTGTGCCAGTAAAAGTTGTTTGACTACCTGAAGCTGTGTATTTAAATCTAGCTGATGTTCCATTAACAGTTGAACCTGCTGCTGCCCAGCCTGATGATTTGTAAACTTTTAATTCATTAGCTGTTGTATCAAAATATAAATCACCGACATCTAAACTTGATGATGGAGCTGATGAAGCCACTCTGTATCTTTCAGCAAAACTATTTACTCCTGATATGTTTGTAGCAACAGTTGTAACATTAGCAGAATTAGATGCTAAAGTATTTAATCCACTAATAGCTGCTAGTGTATTCATATCAGAAACTGTTTGTGTAGTTCCTAATGTGTTCATATCTGATACTGCATCTGCTGTTCCTAATCTTCCTATCTCAGTTGATTTAGATGCTACTGTTGTAACCTCTGTAGCTTTAGGAACTAATCTGTGAAAACTATATGTGTGCTGAGTTGTTGTTGATTCTACTAAAATACCAAATCCTGCTGGTAAAGTTTCACTAGCACTTAGTCCGTTCAAAGTTACAGTTGAACCACCTACAGTTCCGTTTGATATTGTTATAACACCTGAACCACTAGCTGTATGACTACTTGCAAGTGCTTTGACACTTACGATTGTGCCAACACCATCATTTACATCAGGGTTTGTATTTGGAAAACTTGTTTCATTTGCTATTGGAACAAAACCACCAACATCATCTACTAAATCTATAACCCTTGCATCTATAGCTGCTGTTGTAGCAATAAAGCTGTCATTACTTGACCAAGATTGACCTGAATTAATAAGTTCAGATGTATCAGCATTTATAAATCTACTGTTAGCTGCTGACGTTGTATAAAAAGTATTATCATCAGGTGTATGACCAGATTGTTCTGAATTAATTACAATAGCTGCATCTGCTATTTTATCAATCGTTACTGCATCATCTGCTATTTTAGCTGTTGTTACTGAATCACTTGCAAGTTTTGCTGCTGTTACATTTGCATCTGTAATTTTAGCAGTTGTTATTGCTGTATCAGCAATCTTAGTTGTAGTTACAGCAGAAGCATTTATTTTAGCTTCAGTAACTGCATTAGCATTTACTTTTGCAGCCTCAACTGAATTTGTTGCTAGTTTAGCAGCAGTAACATTTGCATCTGTTATTTTTGCTGTTGTAACTGAATTTGATTTAAGATTTGATGTATCAATAACATCTGTTGGTATTGAATTATTTGTTTGAGATAAAGCACCAATATAAACATTGGTTATAGCTTCATTAGATAATGAACCACTATCAAAAGTTACATTTACAGTTGTGTTTGAAGAAAAAGATGAACTTGATATTGTTCCAAAGATAGTACCAGGTGTTGATGCAATTAATTTTATTCTTCTTCCTGCATGATAAATAGAAGTAACATCTACACCATTTATTGTAAAAGAAGTTGCACTTGCATAGGCTGCTGTGTAACTTCCATCACCATCTCCGTACTCAATCCATTGTGCATCATTAAACCAATCCCTAGTATTCTTCATCAATGCTCTGATGGCATTATTAAGATTAGATGGTAGCATACCCTCACCAACATTGATGGTATTTAATGATGTGTTTGATGATTGGGTTGTTGAATAATCTTTTATGTTACTTGTCATCTAATCTCCTAAAAACCAAGAATATGCTTTATTGTTTTCAGTATTCTTTTCATTAATTAATGTGTTGATAGCTTCTTCAATTTGTCTTTGAAAAAACTCTTGAGTTTCAAAACTGTATCTAACATTATCTATATCAGTTTTATCCGTCATCTTAAACCAATTTTTGTAGCAATAATATCTACTCCCTGAGCATGAGTCCAAGCCACTCCACTAGGGGTTACTACCTTTATTTTAAAATATCTGCCTGATTCTCTTACAGGATTATCCCCACTATCATTCATAGTAGATGCTGAAGATTCCGTTTCTGTATCAGCTAGTCTTTCTTTCGTTTTTACTGTTACAGTTGCAGAAGCATCAACAAGAGGTCTAACATTGGTTATACTGCTTCTGTGTCCTTCAAACAACTCTAATTGTCTAGTTTCTAATGTTCCTTGATTTTGTGTGCCTGAGAAAATAGAGGCTTTGAAATTGTTGTCTATTGCACCTAATAGTTTTTGACCACCATTCCAAAAAGCAGTATCTAAAGCAATATTTATTTGATCTAAGTTTTCAGATAATAAATCCATCGTTTCTACTGTAAATGCACCTACAAACTGTGAAAATATTGTACTAGCACTAGCATCAGCCGTTGACCATTTTTGAGTTGCATAATTATAAATAATAATTTTATCACAAATACCAGTTGTATTTGCTGTATCTTGTGAAGATGGATATAACCACATAGCTAGTTGATTAAAAGGATCTACGGCAGCACATATTCTATCAGAAAAGGCTTTGTTTAAATCCACATCAAAAAATCTATTTACTTTCTCAGCACCAATAGCTGTAACTTGATCTCCGTTAATTTCAAAAAAACCATCATCAGCATAAAAGAAAACTCTTCTATTATCTTGACATACTGTTCTACCAAGCACAGCTCCTCTGTTTGGTGATATTACTGAGAGTCTAAATACTGTTGCTCCACCTACATAGTCCATACGAATAATTTGGTTTTGTCTGAATACATATCCTATCTCACCTGAAGTTATATGAACTATCTGACCACCTGAACCTGGTAAGTCTTGTATGTCTGATTGTTTTGTTCCAGGTTGCCAAGTTGTTATATCGTTAATACCTGACCATTGTATTCTGTTAGATGCGTTTGATTGATTACCTGTAACTAAAAAATCTCTTATAACACCTGAAACTTTAAACACAGGAACAGTACCAGATGTGCCTATTGATGAAAGATTAGCAAAGTTTGTTGATGAACCCATTAAATAATATTGAGGTGCATCTACACCATTACTTGCTATGACATGATTACCAAATTGAGTAAAGGTAAAGTAATCATCGTTATTACCTGTGAGTGATGATTTTCTTGATGTGAAAGCTCCAGAGTCTAATTGAAAAATATCCGTATTTGTTGCAACAAAATTAAATACAGTATTTGATCCATCTCTAAACGATCCAGCTCCTCTTGAATTTGCAGACGTAGTATTACTTGAATAAGCAACTAATGAAGGAAATCTTTTATAAGAATTTTGTGCAAAGTAAACATTGTTAGCTGTTATTGCACCTGGATTTAGGTATTCAGGTTGATCTGGTAGCCATTCTCCAAAAGGTATTTGCATTTAATATCCTAACTATTGTTATTAAAAGAAACTCTTGAGTAATCATTAAATGGTGATGCTACTGTTACATCTGATCTTTGTTGTAAAGGTGCATTACCATATTGATCTTCTCTATCGTTTCTTTCAAGTCTTTCTAAAGCTGTAGCATACATTTGTTGCCATTGTTGAATCAGTCTTGGTTCAACACCGCCTAAAAAATTTGCAGAGTGATATAGTGAACCATATAAATAAATAGCAGGATGACTTGTCAAAATAAAATTTGAGGTATTGCTATCAGATAAAGGGTCAAATTCTTTATAAAAATTTAAAGTTGCTGTGTAAGTTGTTGATGGTTTTGGTGCGAATCTAAAGTTTTCACCAATTATTGTATATGTTGTAGGTTGACCAGTTACACTTGATCCTTTTATTTGATCCATTTGTGCAGGTGTTATGTATTGTAAAGAATGTTTACTACCGCCATCGGTTATAAAAAAATCTCTTACTTGTAAAAATCCTGTAGGTAAAGCTACTGTTTCTGCATTTATAGAAAAAGAACTATCTGTTGAAACCATTTGTCTTATTCTTAATTTTGAATTGAAATCTTTTTCTGCAAGAACAATAAAATCTTCTATCTCTGTAGTTAAATCTGATCTGTTTAACCAATTTGCTATTGATGTTTTTAAAGCTGAATAACTATTTAATGCCATTATATTTTTCCTTCTGCTGTTCTAAAATATCTAAACTCACTACTATTAAGTTTTTCTTTTAATATTTTTTTTTGAACTTCTTTTGGTAAACCAAACCAATTACTATTACCATTATATTCATTTGCCCATACCGATAAAGCAATAGTTGGTATTGAAGCCACTCTTTTTAATTCTCTTGATTTAGAGTAACCATCATCTTGTGTATATAAAGTTTTATTGTGTTTAATATGTGGGTCTATATTTACTTGTTCTTTGATGACAATTTTTTTCTCCATATCATCTTTAGAATAAGTAGTTTGTTGTAAACCATCTCTAACAATATCTTTCATCTACCTTGTCCTCTATATTTTTTTCTTCTTGGTATTCTCTTACTTAAATTTTTTGTATGCCTACCAGGTCTTTTTTTCCTAGTGCGTTTTACATAATTGGAAACACCAAAGAGAGGTCTTTTCTTAGCCACTAAGCACTCATTTCAGTAACTGAAACATTACCACTACCAAAAGCAGCCATTTTTTCACCAGGTGAAACCTTAAATATCTCAGGTTGATCTGCTGGTAAAAATATATCATTCGCTGTTGCGGTTGGTGATACAGCAAAAACAATATGTAAATCTGCATCAGAAGCTACTCTTACATATTCAGTTTGTGTACCAAACTTAGCAGCAGTTGCAGCAGATGAACCAGATGGTGATACTTTTTGTGTTGTTCCAGGTCTTAATCCGTAATTAAAACTCATATTTTTCTCCTATTATTTTTAAAGGGGGAACTTCCGCTAGGCATGAACCCCCAAGTATTATTACTATCTTCTTACAACTATTGTAAAGTGTAAAGAATGTGTATTTGTAGATGCACCATCAGTTGCTAAAGCAATAAAATCGCCTTCTACAACATTATTTGCAGCCGTTGGTTCTGCTGTATCTATATCACCAGCAGCAGATCCTGAAGCTGTAATTGTTAAAGCACCACCAGTTATATTAGTAGTGTTAACTTTTGCAGTAACAGTTGCGTCTGAAGTTGCAATAGTTCCGCCTAATACAGAAGATATTTTAATAACTTTACCAGCATCTGGTACAGCTATTCTTACTGTAGAAGCAGTAGATACATCGTCAATTACTCCATATAAAAAATAATCGTTTAGTGTTCTCATGTTTTTCTCCGTTTGTCGTTCCGCCTATAACCTTACTAAGACTTCAACATTGGTTAAGTGATGGGGATGTAGTTTTTAAAGGTTACACCCCCAATCACAATTAAGATTATGATGTTGTTAAATCGTAAACAGCACCACTTGCTTTTTCGTTTCTTGACTCAAGAGTGTACTCAGCTACCATGAATCTTTGGTCTGCATCAGCAGTCTGTGCAGGATTCTGTAAACTGAAATCTCTTAAGAAAGCTACTGCGAACATATCCATCTCTAAAATTAGAGCATCTTGTCCTTTTTTAGCAGCAGTTGAGTTAGCACCTCTAATGAATCTATTAGGAGCAACTTGGAGTGTTCCAAAGTCACTTTCATAGACATCAATAGATGTAACTAATCTTCTGTCTTCCGCTTGGTCAAATCTTGTTGAACCGCCTGTGAAGCCAGATAGTTTTTGTTTGTTGAAAGCTCCAACCATAATCATGTTTGGATTTCCACCAGCATCAAAACAGCTTCTTAGAACACCTTTTAATTG